TTGTAATACATAGTGATTTCGAAACCTAGTCTAACTGTTTCATATGTTGGTTTTGTCCACATAATAGTCTCCTTAAGTTCTTTGAAATAAGTCTGCTGCATTACACTGTGGTTGACTTCTACAATTTCTTACGTTATGCTGCCATAACAAATCATTTGGCATCCAATCAAATTCTGCGCTATCTTCATAAAAGTCAACTGGAATACCATTACAACCGGTTAATAACAAACTAATCACCAATAATTTTTTCATTTCTTTCCTCTAATATTTTATAATAACCTTCATCGTCTAAATGAGTTACAGCTATCCACGCGTGAGACATCTCATCACCCGTTCTACTACCACCATATACCCATTGATCTGGGTCGGGATTGTTAGGATTTTTAGCGGTATTGTCATACCACTGTTTTATTACTAATACAGCTCCAGTTGGTAATAAAGGAGCCACATCTTCTGCGTAAATATGACTATGATGCCAAGTTGCTGACCAATTAGAAATTTGACTAATTTGCTCAGTACGTCCAGTTTCTGGATAAAATATTTCTAAGCTTGCAGCATTCATGCGCAAATGACCATGCGGCTGAAAACTATCTATACGAACTGGATGATCAAAACTATGAAATCCTTGGGTCATAGTATAACCATGTGGAGGAATAATCAAATGTCCATTTTCATATCCTTCACGTAATGGATATAATCGAAGATCCTGATTATATACATCATTTACATCTTGATAATTTTCATCATGAAACCATAATCCAATTTCTACTACATTATCTTCAATCATATCACCATTTGCTATTGCGCCAACTCCTCCCGGAAACATATGAATATCCCAACGAACTAAAGAATTAGCAGGCATAGTACGACAAACTCCTTGAGGCATAACTTCTCCCCACTTGCCCATTGCGTATTCTGTTAGTTGTCCATAAGGTACAAGTTCTCCCTCATCGTCGTAAATATAAACATCTGAGTTTGCGTGATGAACTACTGCAGCTGCATCACCTCGCGGTTTTACTTGTACTGCTTTAATACATCTATTTTCAGTCAGACCAGGATCAACAAATTCTTTACTCCACAAATCATTCCCATTTGCTGGAATATCATATGCTTGTGAAGGAACAATCAAATCTGGTTGTCCAAACATAGAAGCAAATCTCCAATCATCAGGATCTTGCATTTCTGGCATTTGAGGAACTATATCTAAATCGCCATAAGGTGATCCAGCATTTACCCAATCAACAATTGTCGCAATTTGTTTATCAGATAATCTCCAATCACCTTCTAAATCTTGAATACCAATATGCTGATCATAAGCATAAGGAGGCATTTCTCTATTTGCAACTCTCATTTGAATAAGTGGAGCCCAAGGTCTAATTTGGTCATAAGTTTCAAAACTCATTGGACCAATACCGCCTGGACGATGACATGTCACACAATTATTATTAATAATTTCAGCAACATCATCTGTATATGTTTGCGCATTTGCAAACAATGGTAACAACAATAAAAAAATTAATTTTTTCATTCCTTCCTCCAATAAAAAAGGGGCGACCGAAGCCGCCCCCATAAATGGTAGTTAGAACTACTCTTATTATTATGTGCCGAGAATATTAGTAACGGCAAAGATACGGTAGTACTGGTTAGCACGATCAGTACCGGTTTCGGCTGCTCCTGCACCGCCAGCAAATGGGTTTGCAACCATGCCGTATCGAGTTTTGAACCCGATGCGGGGCTGGAAGTCAGACTCACCAACTGCACGTACCATTGTAAGTGGAACATAAGGCGCATAGAAAAGTCCAGCGTCGTATGGGTTAGTACCACGGTAACCAACGTTTACGTAGTCACGTGATGCATACGGATCGATATAGACTTTTGTACGTCCATTAAGAACACCAGCAAAAGTGTTTCCGGTATCGTCAACGTTCAAATTAGCTGACAGAGCTGGAGTGTAGTCCATCATGCCGGCAGCTGCAAGAGCAGAAGCTACGTCTGAAGAAACGATAACAAAGTTACCTTTTCCTCGGCGAGTTTCTCGTGCAATTGTGTTTGCTTCACGCTCAATTTGCATGATCAAACCTTTGAACTTCTCAACTGACCAACGGCCATCTGAGTCGCCATCTACGTCGAATACACCGTTTGTTGCAGTGTTAGATGTAGATGCACCAAGCTTTGCTTTTACGTTGATTGTACGAATTACTTCGCGGTTAATTTCAGCCAAGATTTCTGCTGACAAGATGTTTGCCAACTCGGACTCAGCGTCAAGACCATGAATTGCTTTCAAGTCTTGTGCCAATTCCATTGTGTACTCAGCTTTAAGTGCACGACTCTTAGCAGTAACACTTGTTTTATCGATTGAGAAAGCCATCTCACCGAAAGCGTTACCTGTGTTACCAAGAGCTTCAGCAGCTGAAGTGGCCATACCACCACCAACACCGAATGAATCTTCAATGGTGTCTGTGTTAGCATCAGTACCACCCTGAGCCAATGATGAAGAATCACCACCGTGGCCAGTAGCAGGACCTGCACCGTCAGCACCAGAGAAGTCAGTGTCTGCTTCGTTGAATAGTGCTTCTGTACCACCTTGTGTTGAGTACTTTGACTTCATTGCAAAGATCAAACCAGTTGGGCCAGTCATAGGCTGAACACCTGCAACGTCGTATGCCATAAGGTTAGGCATTGCTCGACGTACAAGCGAGATAAGTACTGGATCGAAAGTATCGATACCAGAACCAGTTGCGTTAGCAGCTGTTTCGTTTAGAGAACCAAATGCAGCGCGCTCTTCACGCATTGCTTTTTCTTGGTTTTCTAGAAGAACAGCAGTTACGGACTTCCGATAGTTGTCCTGAATCGCAGGAACGTCAGCGTTCTCAAGGATCGGCTGCCATTTCTGTGTAGCATTTTCTGCATTAAACATTTGTATCTCCTAAAGATTACTACTTGTTAGTTTTTGCAAGAGCTTGAAGATATTGTGCCATTACAGGTGAAACTTCAATTTCTTCACCATCTGCATTGGTAGCAATTTCTGCTTCTTCAATACTCTCAGTTACGGGTTGCTTAGCAAAGTAAGATTCTTTCAATGTAGCTACTTTCTTAGCAAAAGTATCTGCATCTTCAAAATCAACATCTTCGACTAGCTCTTTCAGCTTTTCAGCTTCAGTTGCAGCTAGATCTTTTGATGCCTCTGCAATGATTTCAGAACGACGGAAACCAGTAACAGCTTCATTCAGACGAATATTGTCTTCAGTGCTTTGTGTTAGCTGATTTTCTAATTCTTGTACTTGCTCAGCAAGATCATCTACCATATCCGATTTTGAATCTGGTACATCGATGTAATGCTCAGTAAATACACCTTTTAGTGCTTCCATAAATGATTCTGCAATTTCAGTGCGCAAACCATTTTCAACAGCTACACGATTTTCTTCCATCCACTTCTCAACTACATAGTTAAGGTAACCATCTACCTTTTCTACAAGCTCAGATTTGATAGCAGTAGTTTCTTCTTCTAGTTGATCTGTATATACAGATTCTAGACGAACAATCTCCTCAGAGATTTTTGATTTTACTGCAGCTTCAAAAATTGTAGCAGCTTTTTCTTGAAAACCTTCAGACAAAGATTCATCAGCAGCAACAAGAGCGTCTAGGTCATCTTTAAAGTCATATGACTCTTTAACCTTACCCTTTGTTTCTACTACATCATCGTCATCGTCGTCGTCATCATCGTCATCGTCGCCTTCTTCATCTTCTCCCATAACTTTACCGTAGGCGGCCATTAGATCGTCTTTCTTCATTTTGGACATTTCTTTGTACATGGCATTAATCATACCAGCTTTAGTTTTCGGCATTTCACCTTCAGCAAGCTCTTCAGCTTCCTCATCGGCTACTGCTTCAACTTCAGCATCTTCCGCAATGCTTTCCTCGTTCTCAACTTCAACGTCTTCTGCGAGGTCTTCATCTTGGAGTTCTACTTCTGAAACGTCTTCAATGAGATCCAACTCTTCGTTTTTGGTCTCTTCAGACATATTTTACTCCTTGACAATTAGAGTTAAAGTTTTGAGAGGAAATCTTTCCACACCTTCAATTGACTTTCAGCCAATTGGGATGAAGATGCACGCTTGATTTCAGTCTCATATTTTTCAATTTCTTGTGCCTTGAGTAGACCATTATCCCAAACCCATTCAACGCCTTCCATAATCCCATTTACGAAAGCTTCCGGGGCTGAGGGGTCTTGAACAATGTCAACTGTTGCAAGCATAAAATCTTTGCCAACAACATTTACTCCGTTACGGTTCACAAGAGTACCCATTCCACGACTCGAAACACCCAGTTGAACACCGCCTTCGACCAAACCTTTTACAATTTGACCCATAGGAGTATCTAGTACGAGTGCCTTACCCATCACATTATTACCGTTCCAATTAAGTTCGGTAATACGATGAGATACTTTATCCAAATTAATAGTAGGTCCGTCTGGGTGGTTTAACTCACCAACAGCCCTACCTTTGGAAACCTGTTCGGTAACATATTTGTTAACTGCACTTTCCATCACATCACGAGGATATACACGACCATTTCTATTTTTAGATTCGGCCTGCATGAAGATACCTTCAATAACGACTTGTTTTTTGCCGTTTTTTTCCTCAGTTACATAACTAAGGCTATCCTCTAAATGTTCAGTAATAAGTTTCATTAACCTATGCTCCCATTAGATCTGCAAATTCTTTCGCAGATTTTTCTGCGTCTTTAACAGATTTATAATTATCGTCGAGAAGATTCCCGTCGATATAAACAGAAAATTTAGAACCTTTTTTCTTTATTACAGCTTGAGACTTCTTACCAACTTTCAACTTTTTTACTTCTTTTTCAGAAGCTTCATTCAGTTTCAGCTGGTGTCTCAGTTCCTTGAACTTCTGCATCAGTACTAATTTCCTGTTCGATACTTGTTTCTACGCCATTATATACTTGATTAGCAAGATTAATTTTTTCTGCATCTAGTGCAGAAGAGATTTTATCTTGCATAATACTATTGAATACATTATTAGCATCAGATGTTTTACTATTTGCTAATGCATCAATTAAATCAAAACTAGTATTAGACATATTTATTTCACCTTTTGTAATATTTATAATAAATTAAATTTCAACATCGCCTAAATCGTCTTCATCAGGGATGTCGCCACTCTTTCTTTCATCTTCAATTTGTTGATCCATAGTTTCAACTTCTTCTTCAGATTGCATTAGAATATTTTTACGTACCCAATCTTTTGAAAAATAACTACCAACATATTCATCTAATTGAGCTAATAGTTCTAATCTTTCTCTTAAAATTTCTGCATCTTTTAATTCTGAAAAATGTGAGTCTTTAATAAAATCAACAGCTAGATCTTCTTTAATCTCTCGCCAGTCATTTTCAACAATAATACCTTTTAATATTAATTGTGTTTTCAAAAGATCTAAGAATAACCAAGAAAATTTCTTACGTAAACGATTAATAAATTTTTGAAACTTTACTTCATCCCTAGAAATTTCAGTAGAACGTCCTAATGAAAATTGCGCTTCTTGTTCTAATCTATTAACTGGAACGTTTAACGATTTATATAATTTCTTTTGGAAATAGATAATATCATCTATTTGACCTAAATTTTCTCCACCAGGTAGAGTTGTAATTTCAGTACCTCTACCGCCTTCACGTCTTGGAAGCCAAAAATCTTCCAACATAGACATGTGTTTTCGATCATCTTTGATTTCACCAGTTGATGCATCGTAAACAAGTTTATTACGATATTGATTCATAATTCCGCGTAAGTATTCTTCTGATTTACCTTTCGGAAGGTTACCTACATCAATATAAAAAATTCTACGCTCTGGAGCTCGTGAAATACGATAGATAACCAAAGAGTCTTCCATCATTCTCAATTGGTTAACTGGCTTAATTGCTTTATGCAAATACGATAAAACTTTTGATCGTGATACGTCTAGTAAACCTGATGTAGTATATTGCACTGCATCTTTAGAAATCTTAAGGCCCTGATTAGCTTTTGACAAAGTAGAATCTTGATAAAGATAATACTCTTCAATCTTTTTAATAATATTTGCGCCAGTCTTTGGATCTTTTTCTTGATCTAATTCTTTTACTTTACGAATCCTTGTAGGATCAATTGGTCTTAATTCCAATATTCCCTTCTTAGGACTTTTTTCGTCAATGATAATATGGTAAAACAATCTTCCATCAACATACCACTTTCTAAATATTTCATGACCATAATGATTGAATTGCAATAATTCTACAATATTATCAAATTCTTCTCTAATTAATTTTTTAATATTATCAGGTTGATCTAAATCTTCAGTAACTAATTCTACTGGTGCAGAATTTGAATCTGAAACAATTGATTCATTTACAATATCTTCTACTGCGGCATCGCATTCAGGTTGTGTTGCAACATCTCTATATCGTCGAATAAGATCGGCTTCTGACTTAGCACCATCAGTGCCAGACATGTCTACATATTGGCCAAAGTATCCTCCAGCCTGAATATAGCTCGAACCATCATCTTCCATTGGTGCAACAAAAGATTGCTTTTTAGCAACTTCTTTTTCGTTGTCTTTTCGCTTAATTTCGAAACCGAATAATTCTGCCATGTAAAAATCCTAATTATAATAAAGAGAGGAGGAGTTATTCCCCCTCTCTTATTATTTATATGCTACTTAAGAAGTAGTATTGGATTCCCAATACTGTACTTGAAGTTCTACAGTGAACTCTTCAATAGCATTTTCATTGTCGAATGACACGTCAATGGCTGCTACGTTCGTCGGCCATAGACCTCGGAATGTATAACCTTTAACTGATTCACCATCTTTATCAAGCTGATAAACAGACGCATCAGCATAATAGTTAGAAGGTGTTACTTCGCCTGAGTTAGCTGAGTGAGCATTAATATAATTCATCCACTTTTCGAATGAATCTCTCAGTAGGAAGTTTGTATCATTCAATACCGTGATTGTCCAAGGTTCAAATGTACGATCGCCCGCAATTTGAAGTTGACGCCCACGGAATGGAACAGTAATAGGTGCAATGACAGAAGCTGGAAGCTGAGCTGCTTTAATTAAAAAGCCACCCACTTCAGACTCGGCCGCACCCGCGATGCCAACAGGGAAGCCCATTTCAACCTTGAAAAGGTTTGAACGTGCGCCACCACCAATTAGCTTTGATTTGAAATCATCTACGCCTAAGATTGCCATTGTTTATTCTCCTTATTGACCAATAATTTCAGAGAATTCAACGCCGGTACGAGTCGCGATGAAGTTCAATGTGATGAAGTTAATTGAACGTGCAGGCTTGATATAGATGTCAGCCACAAATCGGTTAGCATCTACTACAGCACCTGGGTTATTTGTTACATCACAAACAACTGCAAAGTCGGTGATACCACGACGACCTTTGACATCCCGCAAGAATGGTTCTATCATATTGCGGAACATTGCTCGGGTGAATTCGTCGTTGAATTCAAAGAGTTGAAACTTAGCTGCAGTCGCGACTGCTTTTTCCAAGGTAATAAACAAGCGACGTACGTTAATGCGATCAAAAGGTCCAATCTTAGATTGTGCTGTTTTGTCGCCGAAAAGTACTGTGCCCTGTCCAGGGAATGAGACAATCGGATTAACTCGTGCTTTGTAAAGAGCATCACGATCAGCTTGCTTAGGATTGTAAGCAACCTTTGTAATACCCAAAATTTGACCACGATTAAAGCCAGCTGGTGAGAACCAAGCGTCGGCTACGTTGTCAGTGTTTGCGCAAAGTCCAGCAACGTGCCCAGCGGCTGGGATAAAACGATACACGTCGTTGTATTTGTCGTAAACTTTTACTGCTGTAGAATCAATTACACCGTAAGATGTTGAAGTCAATTGATTAGCAAATGCTGTAACATCAGCCATTGGTGTAGAAGTTCCTACAGTATCCTCGATTGGAGGAGAAACAAATGCAACCACATCTTTACGTGCGGCCGCAATGGCTAAAATATAATTAGCCAAAGTCACATCGTCACCACCGTCTGCTCCAGGAACCGCAAACAATAGATTTAAGTCTACTGTTTCAGCGTCTTGAAGTAAATCAAAGGCAGTTTGCATTTCGCCAACTGTTGGTGTATTATCATCAGTACCATCAGCCAGTGACTCTGTAATAGCCGCTGCTGTAATGCCATTGAGATAATCTCCAGCTGCAGTACCGTCTGCTGCGTGAACTGTTGTTACAACTCCAGCATGGGTTAGCAGGGAAGGATGTGCTCCAAACCAAATATATTTAGAATTAGCGTTGATTACGTCTGCATAGTAGTTTGATGTGCCTTGAGACGTTTTTGCGTCTGAAGCCTGAGATACAAATGGATGTACTTCAATAACCTCTCCTGGGTTACCTGTCCATTTACCATCTTCATCAATAACTGCGATATGCATTTCGTCATTAGAAGCGCTGCGATTATCTGCCCATGTTGACGTGCCGGGGGCAATGTCAAATTCGCCTTTATAGGCCCAACTATTAAATACTGTTGAGTCAGCAGGACATACAGAAACTTTTAGGGAGTTACCTAATGTTCCTGGATATTTTGCTACCCATTCAGCAGTAATAGTTGCTTGGTCATAGTCATCGCGATTCTTGATTAGCTGTCCAGATCCACCAGTGGTTGCGTTAAGGTTGGTCGTGGCTGCACGAACAACTTTTAATGCGTTACCATAAGTTAGGAAACTAGCGGCTGTCAAGAAGTACTGCGCGGTGTTATCGTCTGGAGTCCCAAAGATCGCAGCGAGGTCCTTTTCAGAACCAACAGTGGTGATCTCTTCTACGGGTCCCCAGTTGAATGCGCCAGCAATGCCACCAATAGAGGTGGATACCGCTGGAATCACATTCGTTAGGTCAGTTTCTTTGACCTGAACTCCTGGTGATACTAGAAAAGCCATGTTTATTCCTCTCTTCCAAAAAAAGATTATAAGCTCGGGTTATTATATGTTTCATAATACGGATTTATTCTTCACTCGTATATATTTATAAATTAATAAATTCCAGTATTTACGGTTTCCCAAACCATTCCATCTTCTCTTTCGTATTTATCATCTCTCCCATCGTCAAAATATCCGACAGGTACAATGTCGTCTTCCATTGCTTTTACTCTTTCAGCATAAAGCAATGATTTCATGTTTATATCTGTAAGTTCTGTAAAAAATTGATTAGTAGTAAACCAACCAAAAAGAACTAAATTCATAACTAAATCGTCATGATTTCCATGTGATGCCTGAAAACTGCTTCCTCTTGCTTCAAACGTAGATAATTCTATAATAGTTTCAGAATCGTATAATTTAAGTTTGTGTTGTTCTATTAAGTCCTTTATATTAGAGCAACCAATTCTTTTAACTCTTTTAGTCATTGTTACGCCAATAGCATTTGCTTTTACTGCTGACTCAACAAAAACGTTTTCATATTCTAAATCATAGTATAATCCATTACAAACAACAGTGCCTTGATCATTACTTTCAATAACAATATAAGCTTCGTTATACATATTAGCGAATTTATATATAATGTCTGGAAAGAGCAAAGGAGATATTTTATTATCTTGAAAAACAGCAACTTGTTCAAACGGTTTAGTTGATATATCAATTACATTAAATGTAGAATAATCTTGGCCTCTTCCCTTTGCTACATCAACAAACATCATATAATCATGATCTTCTATAGGATCTTTGTATATTCTCCATTCATTAGTTACTTTCAAAGGCTCTTCTGCTTGTAAACCTAATAAAATTTCTGGAGAAATAAGGGTATTTCCTGTTCCATGAAATGTATTTCCAAATTCTTGTTGGAATTGTAATTCAGAAGTATTTGCAACTGTTTGTCTTTTCCATTCTTCATCTCTTCCAGGAACATCATACCAATCTACACGATATGGTTTGAATTCATTAGTTCCTTGAACAGCTCCTTCCCATATTTTATGAAATATATTTCCAATACCATTAGCTGTACTTGTAATAATTACTCGTGTGGAATCACCTGCTGATACTACTGGATATGTTGAAGTATAAAATTGATTTGCGTTTTCAACAAATGCAAATTCGTCCAAAAATAATAAATTGACTGACATACCACGAATTGAAGATCCCGAAGTAGCCGCTGCCATAATTCTGCTATTGTTTGAAAATTCAATAGATCCTTTATTTAGTACTTTACAACCAGGCTGTAAAAAGAAAGGAAGGTTTTCGAGCATAAGTGTAACTCGGGCCAGCATTTCTCTTGCAGTAGACCCTTTATTTGCTAATATTGCAATAGTTTTTTCTGGATTGAAAATAGCATACCATAAAAGATATGCAACAGAACTAATAGATTTACCTGATTGTCTACATGCTAAAACTACACTAAAACGATTTTCATTGAAGTGATCAAACATTTTTTCTTGATAAGGATACAATTCAAACGGAACTAATCCTTTATCAAGTGAAATAATTTTTAAGTATTTTTTAGCAAAGTACGCAGGATTTTTCATACATTTTGCGTATTCTTTAATTTGCTCTTTAGACCACTGCTGTTCTATTCCATCCTTTTTTACATTTGGATTTCCTAAATAACCAGCCTCATTATTTTTCAGCGTCAATGACATCTGTTTCTTCCATTTTTTTCAATAGCATTCTTTGTAGATCTGTTGTTGAACCTACATATACATTATTTTGTGTAATATTTCCATTTGGAAGTGCTTTGGTATCTTCTATATTTTGAACTTCTTTTTTCTTCTTTTGTAATTCCATTAGACGATCAGCTATTTCAGCATTTTGTTTCATCATATTAGATAATACTTCAAAAGCTCTAGGATGTTCTGATTCTCTAGCTAGTTCCATCATTAATTCAATAGCTTCATCGCCTTTATCAGCTAAATTATAATATTTAGCTCGAGCGAATTCATAATCATCAACTACATCATCTTTTTTCGGGTTCATGTCGTAATAGCTCCATCATCAGTAGTATCGATTCCAGTGTTAATATTATTTTCTCCACCAGTACCATCGGCAACAATTTCTTCTACAAATCCAAAATCATTTAGATCACCTTGTAAAATATCAGCATCAGCCACAGTAATAACAGCCTGTTCTTTTACTGGTCCATAGAATCTAACTCTTAATTCAAAATCTAAAGTGTATATAATAGCTCGTCTAGATAAAAAATCACCTTCATAATCTTCTGCCAATTGAACGCTACTTAATACAATAGGAACATCTGATTTTATTCCCATTTCTGGAACTTCATTAATTGTTATTGTATATTCAGGTTGAAAGTATGGCATAATTTGTTCTACAATCTGTAGACCATCATCTTGATTTTTTACCATAATTGATAATTGTACACCCATCAAATATGGTGCATATGTATAAAGAGTTTTCTTATTATTACCAGTTCCACCTCTTACTACCTTATTCATTTTAGGTAATTTAGTTGCAGAATCATATGTCAAAGAAGTAATTTCGAAAGACATTCGTGGTAACTTAATTGCAACCTTCGGATCATTAAAATCTGCTTGCCCTTCTAATCTTGCCAAAAACTTTTGTTTAGGTCCATAGGCTAATGGAACTCGAGTAATTTGTTTTATTTCACCAGCAGAATCTTTTCGAGCTACTTTAATATTATTAAAGATTGTTCCGAAAGCAGAAATAGTTCTACGAATTGCTGAATGATAAAAATGATCATTTAACATTACTAATCTCCAATATCACCGAATGGGTTATCTTCACTAAAATCAATAATTCCATCAGCGATCGTTTCAAATTCTTGGTTTCTTGATTCAGCATCATCAGCAAAAGCTCTATTTGTTACTGGATCATTTATATCATAAACATCAGTTACTGTCCAAGCTGCTCCAGATGTAACACCTTCCAATTGAGTAGCCAAGTGGAATTCATGGACTTTACCATCAGTGGTTGCCCAATCAGTAAGGAATATTTTTCTAGTTGTAGAATCAACAACTTCATAAGATACAACTCGACCAGTAATATATTCAGAAGAACCAGCCGAAGTTTCTTGTCTTACTGCTTCATTGATTTCAAAATTAGTACCATTTGAATTATTTACAACCAATACAGTTTGTTGTGCAATTGTTTTATTAATACCATCAATACTAGCAACACCAGTATTAATTGATTCGCCAGAATATTCAAACAATTCGCATTGTAATGTATAAGTTGGAAGATTCGATAACTGATAAAAAGGTGATTCATGCTCTACAAATCTTACTTCAAATAATGATTTAGATAGTGGTAAGTATATTAGATCACCTTCATTTGGTCTAACAGAACTTACTGAATTATTATCTAATCCAATATATTGTTCCCATCGTCTTTTCGAAACTATAAAATTTGCTTGATCTCTAATTTCTACGCCAAACTTAGATAAAAGGTTTCCATCACCTTCAAATCCGTCAACGTTAGCAATATACATTTCCACCATGTATGCATCTTCAAAATTAGATTCAATATCTTCATTAAGTATTGTATCTTCATGCACAACAGTGCGGGGCAAATAATAAACATCTTGCCCGTACATTTTTAGAGATTCGATTACAATATCTTCGTAAAGATGTTGCTCTGATCTAACCTTTTGACTGAAGTATACATTAGTAGCCATTTGTTATCCTACATAAAAATCTGGTGGCATTTCATAGTTTAGTTGCATTTGTTCTTTTATTTGAGTTATTTCTTCAGTCGCATCATCAAATATTTGACGCCCATTTAGTGTGACACCTCCTGGAAGTTGCATACCTTCAAATTTTATTAAGTTAGCACCCCATTGTTGTTTTAGAAGTGCAGTTGTATATTGTTTCAAAAACATATCGTTATATACATCAGTATATGTTGATGGGTCTACAATTCTCATTGCTTCTACAATCATGTAATCATTAGCTTTTACATCACTTTCCCAGTCAATATCTAAGTGTAATTCGTTCATATGTCTATTAAATCTTACAAATTCACCATGACCATTCAGTTTCATATCTAATAAAGATACATATTGTTGAATCATTTCATAATGAACTAAATCGCCAATATAACTTAAATCATACAAATCATTCAAATGTAATTGGTATTTTACCGAAAACATATTAATTGTATCTGACGAACTTGCAAATGGGAATACCCTTTTTACATAAAGAATATTATCGTTCAAAGTAATATATTTATTAGTAATATCTGTAGACGTAATTTGATGTTTTAGATACACACGCATAGTTGCATCAGAATGATATTCCTGATAGAATTGTAAAGCATCGTCAATACGATCTTCTATCTGATCTTCATCAACATTAATTTCAATAACTGGTGCACCTAACCGTCTAAGCGCGTAATCAGCCAGTTCTTGTCTTGTTGTAGGGTTTGCCATAATTTTATCCTAACGCGATTGATAATGCAATTGCATCATCGGTAGTTGCTGTATTTGCTGGTAATGAAAAGTTAATTACCCCAGTTGAATTATTATATGAAAGTCCAGATCCAGTAACTGATATTGCTGCTCTAGAAGTTGGTGTAATAGATGAGTAAAAGTTTTCGTCATCATTCAAAGCTGCTGCCAGCTCATTCAAAGTATCCAATCCAGTTGGTGCACCATCAAGGATATTATTTACTTGTGTTGTTACATATGATTGCGTAGCATAATTATTTGTAGAAAGATAACTTGCTACTCTAGCATCTGTATAATAAAGATTAGTACTACCTTCTGATACTGTATCTGTATTTCCTTGAGTAAATGAAATAGCACCGGTTGTTGAATTATAACTTAGAGATCCAGTTGCACTAATAGATCCTCGAGCTCGAGCAGTTGTAAAATATAAATTAGTAGAACCTTCTGTTACATCATCAGTTGAACCTGTTAATTCACTTAATTGATCTTTACTTGCTACTTGAGAATCAACATATGCTTTAACAGATTGTTGTGATGGAATTTGAGTAGCACTGTTGCTAACCATATCATCTTCATCAACAATTGCATTACTAATTCTAGCATCCGCTCGAGAATTTGTAAAATATAAATTAGTAGAACCTTCAGAAAGATCATCGGTATCTTGATTGCTAATATCTAAATTTGTACCAACTTGTAATGCTATCCTGGCATCTGCTCTTGCATTTGTATAATACAAATTTGAACCTTCTGATACATTTCCTGTATCTTTTGTAGCAAGCCTAGCATCCCATCTCGCATTTGTATAGTAAAGATTAGTACTACCCTCTGCAAGATCATCAGTTGTATTATCTGACAAATTTTCTTCGTTTACTGCAGCCCATTCTAATCCATTAGCAGTGGAATTGACTTTTAGAAATTGGCCAGCTGTTCCTATTGCGGTTAATCCAGTACCGCCATGAGCAGTTCCAACAGCTTCACCCGTTTGAAATTCGGCAAGACCAGTAGCATTATTACTACTATCAAATACTGTTCTAATTGGTGTTTTTATTGCCATCTATAATATTCCTAAAATGAAAACAATGATATACCAGAAGCTATTTTAGAGCCATTCGATAATGTAAAATTCTTAAAGATTCTAGAATCTGATAAATTTTGCTTAAACGTAAAAGTTGCTGCTGAACTACTTAATCCTCCAGCGTTAGTAAAGAATGGAACATTAATACTTGAAACTTGGTCATTTAGTCCAAGCGTAACTTCATTTCCATCTTCATCTGTAACACTATCAGTTACAGTCGCAATTTGAGCTTGTGTAGCTCCAGTAGCTACCTTAGATCCAGCTGGTAAAATTGCACCATTAGCAGAAATGGTAATATTACCAGAACCATCTGATGAAATAGTTGCTCCACCAATGTCAATTGTATTTCCAGCTAGATATAATTCGTTAAATCTTCGTGTTGGTGATCCAAGATTGTATGCTTCATTTGTATCAGGAATTATATCTTCTTTTACAGCAGAAGCATCAAAAGGTTTTATTGTTAGAACTTCATCAGCTCCATCATTCTTCTTAAAAAATAATCTACCATCATAAGTATTAACTGCTAATTCACCTAACTCCAAATCAAATGGAGTTGGAATAGATCCAGCAACAGAACTTCTTTTTATTTTGACAGTGGCAGCCATTAAAAAGTACCTCCATCAACTTCTCTAATAGATACTTGCCCACTAGCAACTGTAAAATCTACATTACTAAATGCAGCAATACCTTTATTTGTATATGTAGCAATTTCGGCAGCAATTGCAAATTCGCCATTTACTACAGTTGAATTAATTCCTTCAGCACCAACTATTGTTAAAGCACCACCGGCTAAATTTACTGTATCGCTACCTGTATCTCCTGCAATATCAAATATAGTATCCAACGCAGTAGTTGTAACACTAGTAACTCTACCTTTTGCATCTACTGTAAAAGATGGAATAGAAGTTGCTCCACCATAAGTTCCAGCTGTTACACCAGAATTTGCTAACGTCGTAGTAAGAAGAATATTTGATGATCCGTCAAAACTTTCTGCACCAGTTATATCACCACCAAGTGTAATAGTTCGTGCAGTAGATAATGAATCAGCAGTTGTTGCTCCGCCAGACAATGTACCAATAAATGAATTTGCTTGTATATTGTTTGTTGTATACCACCTGTCGTTTAGTTCATCCCAAACAAATTGGACATTTGGCATAGTGCCTCGTTCAATTTCTATTCCAGCATTTTGAGAAGGAGAACCAGTTTCATCAGAATTCAAAAGAAGAATTGCATCTCCAATATTTACTTCATTAGAATTTACAGTTGTGGTTGTACCATTTACTATTAGATCGCCTTGAACAACCATATTGCCAGAAGCATAAACTCCTGATGCAGTAATATCGTCTGAGTATAATGTTCCATTGACTGTAATATTATTAAATGCTACGTCAGCACTGGTTGATACATCTTGCCCAATTGAAAATGTTGGATTAATACCTTCACCGGCATCTCCATTTGTTATAGTGACACCCGTTCCTGCTGTTACTTCTCCAACATAATTACCTGTAGTATGAGTACCAAGGGCAACAGAATTATTTGAAAGTGTAGTTGCAATTGAAACGTTTCCAAGATTTGATACAGTTCCTGAACCAGTCACAGTTCCGGTAATTGCGATATCGAAATCATTTACGTCAAAATCAATAGCATCTCCTACGTCGTCATATGTGACAGAAATACCATTTTGCACTCCACCTGAAATTAAAGCGCCAGTTACATCTTGGATTTGTTCATGATCAACCAAGGCATCAACATAAGCTTTGGTCGCGGCATCAGATGAAGCAACAGGTGTAGCAACTGAAATAATTCTACTATTTGAAACTGAAACATTTCCATTTCCATTTGGTGCTAATATTACTTGACCATCAGTATTTGTAGCAGTAATACTATTATTATTAATATTAATATTATCAACATCTAATTTATCAATTTTATTATTAGAATCTGTGACTATTGCAGAATTAGCAGTAACTGTTCCTTTTGTGTGGTCTAACATATCTGTAAAATATTGACCACCAATTACAATGTGAGAAGCAGCATCTCCACCAGTTTCTACACCGGCACCAATGTAAAGTCTACCACCACCACTTACTGTTTCGTAATTGGCACTAGAATATGCTAATACACCGGCTCCAAGAGTTGATGGATCTCCTGAAGTTGAGGATCTTTTGATTCTAATAACTGATGACATTAATACTCACCGCCTTCTATTATAGTATCGTCTTCCATCGTACTTTTGGCAACAAATTTACCAACAAGATCATTGTATATTAAAACCGCGCCTTTTTCTAAATTTGTAGCATCAACATCTGAAAGTTCAGATATTCTACCAACTGTTCCTACACCTAATTTTTGTACTTCAATCCTTTGGCCACTACTTGTTCGACCAACAATTGTATTGGTATTACTAGTGCTAATTCGCGCTGATAATGATTGCGAATTTTGAGAGATTGTAGTCATTAAGAAGTCCTAGTTACGCGTGGTGTTACTTCAAGTTGTCCTTCAACAACCCTTGTAACTACATTAGCTAATTCTATTTCTACATCGTATACAAACCGGCCGGCTTTCATAGCCCCAGTTTGCGCTGCAGTAAGAGTAATAGTTAATTCGCCATTTGTAGGAGTATTTGCAGTTACAGTAAAGTCGACAGCCGTAGAAGAACTATAAGTTTTTCGTATTTGTCCTCTGTAAATATATCCAGTCAAATCTACTAAAGCGCCATCTGAGTTTGATACAGTGACAACTGAAGAGAAATCAGATCCTTGATCAACCGTAAGATTAGCGTAAATTGCCATTTCAAATTCTCCAAATGATTTTATACTATTTATAATTTTTACTGTTTACAGATCTGGTCACTTGTGATATAATATAAATAACTGTATGCTTGATAGTATTTATAGGATTTCTATGTGATAAATGTAATTGGTGACATTATTATAGATGAATATTGGCAGGGTCGAACAACTAGACTTTCTCCAGAAGCTCCCGTCCCTATTGTAGAACTAGGTGCTAAACATATTTCGCTTGGTGGAGCTGCAAACGTATATTCAAATATAAAATCATTAACTAAAGAAGTTAATCTATACGGTATGGTTGAAGAGCAATACCGTGAACATTTTGACGACACAAGTCATCTTATTGACGTACCGAAAATGCCAGTAAAAATTAGAGTATTATCGGACTCTCATTATGTTACAAGAATAGATGACGAAGAATATATGAATAATAATGAACTTATAGATCATTTTGTTTTATCATCTAGTTCATGGAAAAGAGACAATATATTTTTCATATCTGATTATGCCAAAGGAACAATTGCTCATCCAGATGCAATCATAAATTACTTAAATATTCATGAACAAAAAATAATAGTAGATCCAAAATTAAGTTTAGACCATTATAAAAAAGTATGGATACTAAAGCCAAATAGAAAAGAATTTGAAGAATACGCTGGTAAATCAAGTAATATAAAAGGAATTCAACAAAAAGCTTTTCAAGTATTAAAAGAATTAGAAATTGAAAATTTAATTATTACTCTATCAGAAGATGGAGTATTGTGGGTTTCAAAAGACAAATGGAAACATATTCCAACAAAAGCAAAAAGCGTATATGATGTAACTGGCGCTGGAGATACTTTCGGAGCAGTTTTAGCTTGGTGTTTAGATCAAAGATGCGGGATAGAAGAATCTCTAGTAACTGCTAATAAAGCTGCAGCAAAAGCGGTATCA